GTGCTTTACAGATAAATGATTTTGCAAGATTTAGAAATGTTAAATCTCCGGTAGGTGGTGTTGCAATATCAACATTACAAATGTCTACAACATTAAATGGAGCAATAACAGATACTGCTACTACAATTGATTTAACTGACGGGTCTGAGTTTCCTACTTCAGGTTTTATTATGATAGAAAAAGTTTTAACTTCTTCAGATACAACAGACCCACTTCTTGTGGGAACATATCAAAATGAAGTTATACAATATACAGGAAGATCCACGAATCAATTAACAGGATGCACTAGAGGAACAAGTGCACCTTACAGAGGGGTTTCTCCTGAATCTACAGTTGCTGGATCTCATTCTAATTTAGCAAAAGTTTTTGGTTGTTATAAAGTTGTTTCTTTAAATGAAACATCGGTTCCAAGTACAGGTCAACCATCTACAACTACACAATTTGATGGTATAAATGTTACGTTAACTAACACTGCATCAAGCACAGAAACAGGGGGCGGTTTACAGTGTACAATTGGACCCGTTAATGATAGAGCTTAATTATGGCAACACATTATACATACGCAACATTAACAACAGCAATTAGAGCTTACACAGAAGTAGATAACGATCCTGCTGTTACAGCTGTTGTATTAACTCAGACTGTTATTGATGAATTTATTATGGCTGCAGAGCATAGAATTAATACTGAATTACCTATGGACTCAGACAGAAAAGTTCAAGAAGGTACTTTAGTTGCAGATGACAATACAATTAATTCACCAGCAGGAGCTTTGTTTATTAGAGGTGTAGAAGTATTTAACACTGCTAATACTTCTGAAGAAGGAACTTGGCTAGAAAAAAAAGATCAAACATATTTAACAGAATATGTGGGAAGATTAACAGGACCAGAAGGAGATTTAACTGGACAAGATGTTACTGGATTACCTAAATATTATGCAATGTTTGGCGGTGCTACAGGTCTTACAGATTCAACATCAGGAGGACTATATTTAGCCCCTACACCAGACGCTAATTATAAATTTAGAATATATTATAATGCAATGCCCGTAGCATTATCGGGATCAAATACAACAACTTATTTAAGTAATTATATGCCTCAAATCTTATTATATGCTTGTTTGGTAGAAGCATATGGATTCTTAAAAGGTCCAATGGATATGTTGACATTGTATGAAAATAAATATAAAACAGGCATACAACAGTTTGCAGGAATGCAAATTGGGAGAAGAAGACGAGACGATTATACTGATGGTACAGTTAGAATACAAGTCAAGTCGCCTTCACCATAAAAAAATTAGGAGATAAATATTATGGCAATATCATCAGCAGTTTGTTCAAGTTTTAAAAAAGAATTATTACAAGGTTATCATGATTTTGATTCATCAGGTGATGGTGGTGATACTTTTAAAATTGCTTTGTATACAAGTGGCGCAACTTTAAACGCAACAACTACAATTTATTCAACTAACCCAGGTGGCGGATCAAACACTGAAGTAGCAAATGGTAATGGATACACGACTGCAGGAAACACTCTTACAAACACTGGCGTAGGTTTAACTTCTACAACTGCGTTCACAGATTTTTCTGACACGTCTTGGACATCAGCATCTTTTACAGCTAACGGTTGTTTAATTTACAACACACAAGCTAACGGTGGATCAGGCACTACAAATGCTGTATGTGCTGTAGCTTTTGGTGGAGACAAAACTGTTTCTTCAGGAACTTTTACAATTCAATTTCCAACTAACGACGCATCTTCTGCTATTCTGAGATTAACAGCATAGGGAGTAAATCCTTATGTCTATTAGAACTTTTACAGTAACGGTAAGTAACCCGGGTGCTGGTAACAGATATTATATAGACGGAGTCTTACAAGAAACTGTAAATCTTGCAGAAGGTTATACTTATAAATTTGATGTTTCTGATAGCAGTGTTAGTGGACATCCTTTTAAATTTTCTACAACAAGTAACGGAACACACTCAGGCGGAAGCGAATATACCACCGGTGTAACAACTTCTGGAACAGCAGGTCAAGCAGATGCTTATGTTCAAATAACTGTAGCAGCTAGCGCACCGCAACTTTATTATTATTGTCAATACCACTCAGGAATGGGTGGATCAGCAAACACTGTAGAATCAGATTCTTGGAACGTTTTAGAATGGGGTCAAAATTCTTACGGTACACAAGATACAGCTAATGTTTTTCCAACAAGTCTTTCTATTACTTCAGATATAGGTTCAGTTATTTCTTCAGCCGATAGAGGTTGGGGTGCTGATGCTTGGAGTAATGGTGAATGGGGAGAACTTAACGACGATACTGCGGTTCTTACAGGTTTATCTTTTAGTGCAAATATTGGTACACCAGTTGCTTCATCTGAACAAGGTTGGGGTAGAGATGCATATGGTTTAGAACCTTGGGGAGAAAGTAATAGTCCTACAGTTGCACTTACTGGTCTTAGTATAACTTCAGAATTAGGTGAATTACCTTATGCACAATCTGAATCAGGTTGGGGTAGAGATGAATGGAGTACAGGTAACTGGGGACAAAATATTACAAGTGTTGCACTTGATGGTATTTCAATGTCTGCTCATCTTGGACCAGATGGTTGGGGAGTAAACTCATTTGGTGATGGACGATGGGGAGGAGAATTTACATTTGATGTTGCAAGTATAATTGGAATAACTGGTCAAACTGCATCTGCTGCATTAGGATCAGCAACAATTGGTAGACTAGATATGATATTTAGTATTTCTTCACCTGGAACAATTGGTGTAGGTCTAGGAACTCCAGGTATAAATAATGGTGCAGATCATCAACAAGGTTTAGCAAGTTTTGCAACATCTGCTGCAGTAGGGTCAGTAACAGCTACGCCAAATACAATTGCAGAATTAACTGGTTTAACAACAACAGCAGAACTTGCATCGCTAAGTGTAGGTTCAGTAGAGTTAATTGATTTAACAGGAGTAGTTTTAAAAGGTGCAATAGGATCAACTACTACAGATGCTATGAGAGTCGGTTTAAGTGGCGTAACTTTAGCTGCAAATGTAGGAGCAATAACTCCAACAAACATGACTGTAGGATTGACAGGACAGGCGTTTACTGCTAGTTTACAGACTGTAGGTTTTGGTCAAATTGGATATCAAGATGTTGACATTACAGGTAATACATCATATACAGACGTTAACCACGCAGCTTAATAGGAGAACAAAATTATGGCATCAACTTATACGGATCTCGGTCTAGAATTAATGGCAACCGGCGAAAACGCTGGGACTTGGGGAGATAAAACTAACGCTAACATCAATTTAATTGAACAATTAACTGGTGGTGTTAACTCTCAAGCTGTAACTGATTCAGGTACACCAACTGCTTTAACAATAGCAGATGGTGCTTTAACAGGAACTGCTCAACACAGAGTTATAGAATTAACAGGATCTATTACTGGAGCAAGAGTTGTAACTTTTCCTTTACTTACAGAAAATTTTTATTTTATTAAAAACGGAACATCTGGTGCATACACAGTACAGATAAAAGCTGTATCTGGTTCAGGTGCAACAGTTACTTTTGGAGCAACTGACAAAGGATATAAAATTATTTATCTTGATGGTGTTGCAACTAACACTGGTGTTATTGAAGTACCACTAGGAGACGCTAACGAAGTAACTCTTACTGGAACACAAACTTTAACTAACAAAACTTTAACAGCACCTAAAATTGGAACTTCAATTTTAGACACTAACGGAAACGAATTAGCTTTACTTACAGCTACAGGTTCAGCAGTTAATGAATTTACTTTAGCTAATGCTGCTTCAGGTTCTGGTCCAACTTTATCATCAACAGGTGAAACAAATGTTGATATTAATATTAACCCTAAAGGGACAGGTGTACTTAAAAGTGCAACCGCTGCAATTAAAATTGCAGGAACAGAAACTATGTGGGTTCCAGCTTCAGCGATGTATGCAACAGAAACTAATGGTGCAGAAGCTAATCAAGTTGAAACAACAGCTTTAAGACCAGACATGAAAGTTATGGATTTTGCAGATACTGCAGATGACCATGCACAGTTTTCAGTAGCTTTTCCTAAATCATGGAATGAGGGTACAATTACTTATCAATGTTTTTGGACACCTAGTACTACAAATACAGGAGACTGTATTTTTGGTTTACAAGGAGTTTCTTGTGGTGATAGTGATACTATTGACGTTGCTTTTGGAACAGCAGTAAATATTACAGACGCTGGTATAGGAACAGTAGAAGATCAACAAGTTTCAGCTGTAAGTAGTGCGGTTACAATTGCAGGATCTCCTGCAGTAGATCAACAAACTTACTTTCAAATATTTAGAGATGCAAACGCAGGTGGAGACACATTTACCGGAGTAGCAAGACTTTTAGGTATTAAAATATTCTTTACTACTGATGCAGCTAACGACGCATAAGGAATTTAGATATGAGAGATTTAAAAAATAATCTTACTTCAGGTAAGAACACAAACAATATACAATCACGAAAAGGTAAATCTTTTGGTTATCAAGTTTTAGGATTTGGTGCTGGAGGTGGTGTTGTTCCCCCTTATGAAATTATTATGATGGTAGTTGCAGGTGGTGGAGGAGGAGCATTTACTGGTGGTGGAGGAGGAGCTGGAGGATATAGAACTTCAACTCAACAAGATATTCCTTCTAAAGAAACTTTAACAATAACAGTAGGAGCAGCACAAGGTGATTCTTCAGTTGCTGGTGGTTCTGTTCAAACAATTTTAAGCACACGTGGCGGTACCGGCGGTGGGTTTTATAACCCCGTAGGTCAAACCGGTGGATCTGGAGGCGGCGGTGGCGGTGGTCACGGTAATGTAAATAATCCAGGTGGAGGATATCAACCTGGTGGAGCTGCTGGAAACACACCATCAACTACTCCTAGTCAAGGTAACCCAGGAGGAAATGGTGCTAACTTAAGTTACCCTAATTTTTCTGGTGGTGGAGGCGGTGGAGCTTCTGCATCAGGAACTGCTGCACCAAGCGGTCAAGGTGGTATTGGTACACAAAATAATATTATAGATGGCTCAACTCAAGTTTACTACGCTGGTGGCGGCGGTGGATCTGGAGGAGGCGGAGGAAGCGCTGGTCAAGGCGGCCAAGGTGGTGGTGGCCAAGGTTCTTCTGGTGATGCAAACCCGGGTCAAGCCAATACTGGAGGCGGTGGCGGCGGTGCACGTAATGGTAGTGCTGATGGGGGAAGTGGTATTGTTGTATTAAAAGTACCAACGGCAAGTTATTCCGGATCAACAACAGGGTCTCCAACTGTTTCAAGTTATGGTGTTTACACAATTCTTAAATATACTGGTTCTGGGAGCTACACAACATAATGGCTCATTTTGCAAAAATAGATTCAAATAACGATGTAGTAGATTGCATAGTAATTGATAATGAAGTAGCAACATCAGAAACTGCAGGACAAGAGTTTATAGCAAACGTTTTAAAAAAAGAAGGGACTTGGTTACAAACTTCTTACAATACTGAAGCAGATGTGCATAGACTTGGTGGGACACCTTTTAGAGGAAATTTTGGAACTAAGGGTTCTACATGGGATCCAGTTCTTGAAATTTTTATGCGAGAAAAACCTTTTCCCAGTTGGGTAATGTCAAATAGTGCTTCTAAATGGACTTCACCATTAGGTGATGCTCCAGCATTAACATCTGAACAAGAATCACAAAACACAGCAAATACTCATGATTGGCTTTATTATTGGGATGAAGAAAATGGAGTATGGAACCTAGTTGATACTTTAGCATAAAGTATTTACAATTTATTCTAAAACATATATACTTTCAAAAAGTATGAAAGCAGAAACAAACGCACAGCGTGACTATGATTATTGGTTATGGGAAAATTATTATACCCTTAAACAAATTAAAAATTTTAACAATTTATTAAAAAAAAATTGTAAAATAGTAGAACCACGTAGCGCACATGCAACAAACATTAAAGGGGAATCACTTAAAAATGTTAAGACTTTTTTAATTCCTTTAAAAAAATGTGGTAAATATGTTGACCCTATTTTAGACCACATCTATCACACAAATAATTTAAATTTTTCATACAATCTTTTTAATGAGTATAGTAAAATGGATTGTGGAAATTATAACATTTACTCGTCTGACACTAAAGCTAGTTATGACTGGCACATAGATAAATCTAAAAATATGCTTTTTGATATTAAATGGACAGTATTAATTAATCTTTCTGAAAAAAAATATGATGGAGGTAAATTTAAAATTTTTAACCAAGGGGAGTATGATATACCTGGTTTTAAAAGTGGGGCAATGTTAATGTTTAAATCACATTTAAATCATAGAGTTACTCCAGTGACAGAAGGAGAAAGAAGAAGTTTTACTATTTTTTTTTGCGGATCAAGGTGGAGATAATATAATGACAACAAAATGGGTTTTTCAAAAAAAAGATTATGTTAACTACTATGCTTTTCACGAAAAAGTATTTACTGATCTAGAATGTGAAGACATAATAAAGTTAGGTGAAAAACAAATTTTAGAACAAGGCTCTATTGGAAATGAAAAATCAATTAACAAAAAACAAAGATCAGGAAAAATTTCTTGGATAACTCCATCTGAAGAAAGTATTTGGTTATTTGAAAAAATAAGTGCTTACATAGAACGATTAAATAAAGATTTTTTTAATTTTGATTTAGATGGTTTTCCAGAAGATTTTCAATTTACTAAATATAAAAAAAACCAATTTTATGATTGGCATGTAGATAGAGGTTATAATTCTGATTATGCAAGAAAATTATCTTTTTCACTACAGCTTACTAAACCCAGTAAATATAAAGG